GGTATTCCATCTGTTCGGTTATGCCGGAACCGGCAAGACGACTCTCGCCAAGCATCTTGCTGAGGGTGTCAACGGAAGAGTCCTCTTCGCAGCTTTCACCGGAAAGGCGGCTTATGTCCTCCAATCCAAGGGCTGCGAAGGGGCGACCACCATTCACTCCCTGATCTATCACTCACGCGACAAGGGTCAGTCCCAGCTCGTTGAAATGGAGAAGCAGCTTCAGCAGCTTCTGGACGAGCTCGTCGCGGAGGGCATGGCTGAGGCTGAGATCGACAAACACATTCGGGTCAAGGACCTGAGGAAGATGATCGATCAGGAGAGAGACTCGGTCAAGCAGCCGTTCTTCGTGTTGAACATGGAGAGCGAGGTTCGCGGGGCGAAGCTGATCATCATCGACGAATGTTCTATGGTGGACGCGAGGATGGGTGCAGACCTACTCTCGTTTGGAGTCAAGGTCCTCGTCTTGGGCGACCCTGCTCAGCTGCCTCCGGTTGGTGGAGCCGGTTACTTCACCGAGAATGTTACGCCAGACGTCATGCTGGAAGAGATCCACCGTCAGGCTGAGGAATCCCCAATTATCCGCATGGCAACCCAAGTGAGGAAGGAACAGCCTCTCTCCTTGGGCGACTTCGGCAATGACTGCCGTGTCCTCGCTGGTGAGCGGATCGATCCTGATCTGGCGCTGGCATTCGACCAGATACTGGTCGGCAAGAACAAGACCCGGTTCGCAACGAACCGTCGTGTCCGGACCCTCAAGGGCTATGACGATCCGTATCCAGTGATCGACGATCGCTTGGTCTGCCTTCGCAATGACCATGAAGCTGGCCTCCTCAACGGAGCCCTGTTCCGTGTCAACAGCGTCGGCGGTATCATGGACCATAAGGTCATGATGGATATCGTTCCTGAGGGATCGCCCTTCGCCCAGAGCGTGATGGCTCATGAGCACTACTTCCTCGGGAAGGGTGACGACCTTCCTTGGTTTGAGAGGAAGGAAGCTCAGGAGTTCGACTACGGATACGCTCTCACCGTTCACAAGGCTCAGGGCAGTCAGTGGAACAGTGTTCTGCTGTTCGACGAGTCACACGTTTTCAGAAAGGATCGTTGGAGATGGCTCTACACGGGAATAACGAGGGCAGCGGAAAAGCTGACCGTGGTAAGGATGTGAATCCTGTCCAGCAGATGACCGAGCAGCTTCAGGAGGCTTTCTCCGTTGCCGGTGATCAGATGGGCAAGCAGATGGGGGCGGCTGTCGTCGCCATCGTGACCGGGATCACTTCCGGTCAGGGTCTTCCCAGCATGTCTGGTTGGACCATCAAGAAGCTCCCCGACACAGTGAAGGGGATCATACCGGAAGCCAAGCTGGAGGAGGCCTCATGGGTGATCATCATCGCCCCGGAAATAGTCGAGGTTCCTCTCTTCCAGGGAGAGCCGATCTGGGTGACAGAACTGACGAGCGGTCATCGACTCATCGTCCTGGGATAAGCAAGATACTAGACTCGGCACACGTCCACATATGCCGAGCAGGGTTTCTCATCGTGACATTGATCGTGAAGAGACGGCTCTGGAGATCCTATGTGGAAGAAGCTCAATTCCATCTGGCGAAGGCCCAGGAGAAGTTAGGAGAACTCGATGATTGGACCAAGCGTTCCTGAATGCGATGCAACTCACGCTGAGAAGTATCGCGGCAAGGGGGAGAACTTTCGTGAGGCGATGAACCGCATCGCTGCTTCCCTCCAAGATGATCACGATCACTATATGTCGTTCAGGAACATTCTCCTGAACATGCGGTTCATGCCGCCGGGACGTGTCCAGTCAGCGATGGGCAGTCTGAAGAATGTGACTCCCTACAACTGCTTCGTCATGCCGACCTTCCACGACTCGTTCACGGATGGGCCGACGGACGAGGAGCTCGCCCTGCTCAAGCCCGGTGAGCATCCTCCGGTGTCCATCGCCGATATGGGCAAGCTGGCGGCGGTGACCATGCGTCAGGGTGGTGGGGTCGGTTACGACTTCAGCACCCTTCGGCCGCGTGGTGATCTCATCCGTGGTGTCCAGTCCACGACCGATGGGCCGCTGGCCTTCGCTCCTATCTTCGATGCCTACTGCCGAGCGACCTCGTCGGCTGGCAATCGTCGCGGGGCGCAGATGATGGTCATGCGCTGCGACCACCCGGACATCGAGATCTTTATCCGTGCGAAACAGGCGGCTCAGGAAGTCCCCTACGAGTATCGTCCCTTGCGCGGGTTCAACATGAGCGTCGCCGTGACGGACAAGCTCATGGAATGCCTCGCCAGCGGGAAGCCGTTCCCTCTCACGTTCGGCGGGGAAGTCTACCGCGAGGTCGACCCGGTCGCCCTGTGGGAGATGATCATGCGGGGAACCTACGATTGGGCAGAACCTGGAGTTCTGTTCATCGACACGATCAATCGCATGAACAACCTCTATTACTGCGAAACGATCGCGGCTACGAATCCCTGCGGCGAGCAGCCTCTGCCTCCTTACGGAGCCTGCCTCTTGGGCTCGTTCAACCTTCCGCAATACCTCCGTCCCAAGGGGCTGAGCAATCAGTGGGACTTCGACTGGGATCAGCTTCGCGATGACATCCCGGCCGTCGTTCGTGCGATGGACAATGTCGTCGATCGTGCGCGGTATCCGCTTCCTCAGCAGCGGATCGAAGCCCAAGCGAAGCGACGGATGGGTCTCGGTGTGACCGGTCTGGCGAACTGCATCGAAGCGATGGGTGCCAGCTATGGCTCGCCCGAGTTCGTGGAGATCGAGAACCAGATCCTCGGCTTCATCACCCGTCACTGCTACCTGTCCAGTGTGAACCTCGCCAAGATCAAGGGTCCGTTCCCTCTGTTCGACGCTGACCTCTACAGCGAAGGTCAGTTCATCAAGACTCTGGATGAAGATGTCCAGGAGCAGATCAAGAAGCACGGCATCCGCAACTCGCATCTGACATCGATCGCCCCGACCGGCACGATCTCGTTCTGCGCTGACAACGTGTCCTCCGGCATCGAACCGGTCTTCGGCTACAGCCAGCAGCGCCGGATCATCATGCCCGAAGGGCCGATCGTCGTCGAGGTTCCGGACTTCGGCGTCAGCAAGCTCCAGGTCAAGGGTAAGCGGGCGCAAGACGTTACTGCGGACGAGCATGTCGCTGTCCTCTGCGCTGCCCAGAAGCATGTCGACTCGGCAGTCAGCAAGACCTGCAACGTGCCGACGAACTTCCCCTACAAGGACTTCAAGGAGCTCTATATCCGCGCTTACGAGGGCGGAGCCAAGGGCTGCACGACCTATCGCCCGAACGGGAACTACGATGAAGTCGTGAAGTCTGCCGACAAGGAAGTCGCCGCTGCTATCGTCGAAAAGCAGGACTTCAAGGAAGGCGAGGCTTGCTCGTTCGACCCTGTGACAGGTCAGCGAACCGGAGATTGCGCCGACTAGATCGTCGGCAACCGAATATTAGGTGTTGCTCTTTGCGCGGCGATGTGCCATTGTCATTGAGCTAGTGAGGGGCAACACCCTACTATCTTGTTCATTCAAGGAGAACGGAAGATGACTGACAAAGTGGAATTCCAGGGCAAGACCTACACGGTTGACTCCCTGACGAAGATGGACGAACCGGCGCTGCTCTCGCTTCGCAACGTCGTTGCCGAAAACCTCGGCGTCGCCCGCATCAAGGGCTTCAAGGACATCGAACAGGCGCGCGATGCGACCTGGAAGGCTCTGGTCAAGTTCGCCGAGACGCCGGACTCCGGCCTCGCCAACAACGAGACCAAGGGCAAGACCAAGGAACCGGCGGCTCCCAAGGAACCCCGTCACGTCAAGGGCGCTGAGCCGGCGACGGTCAAGCGGCCGACTCGCGGCATGTTCCGCAAGATCCAGAAGATCAAGGATCCGGATCGCGTCAAGGAACGCTGGGACAACTACAAGGACGGCATGACCGTTCTCGAGACGATCGAGGGCGCGAACATGACGCCGCTCGACATCTACTGGTATGCCGAGCAGGGCTTCGTGAAGCTCATCGACCCCACCGACGAAGAATTCGCGGCTGGCGTCGACGCGTGGTATCAGCGCAACGGCCTGGACAACCCGGCCAACGCGAAGAAGAAGCGCGAGGAAGAGCGCGCCAAGGCCAAGGCCGACCGCGAAGCTGCCAAGGCCGCCGAAGCCGAGGCCAAGGCGAAGGCCAAGGCCGAGAAGGACGCCGCCAAGGCTGCCGAGAAGGAAGCCAAGGACAAGGCCAAGGCCGAGGCGAAGGCCAAGGCTGACGCCGAAGCCGCTGCGAAGAAGTCCGCCTGATGGACGCGCCGGTTCGCACCGGCGCGTTCTTCGCTTTCATGCGGGAGCGCGAGCAGGTCCGTCTCCGAAAGGAGGCGGGCTTGCCTCGTCCTTGGACTCAGGATTCGATCCTCCAGGAGTTCAAGTTCACCAACGTTCGTCGCCACTTTGACTGGACGACGACCAAACTCCGGGAGACATTCTACCAGGAGCACCGCGACGATGATCGCCGTGCGATCCTGATGAACTGCGCTCTTGCTCGCTACTTCGGCACCTTCGAATTCATGGAGGCCGTTGGCTGGCAGGACTATGACTCCTTCGATTTCGAGGAGATCATCGATACTGCGGAACGTCGCCTCTCCTCTGGGCAGAGGGTCTTCACCGGCGCTTACGTGATCACCAATCAGGGCATCAGCGCTCCCAAGCAAGAAGTGGTCGTTGACTACTTCCTGAGGGATCTTCACAAGGCAACTCCTGAGCTTCTTAAGGTCGTGCAAATGACAAGAAGCTGGCAGAAAGTAGCCGAGCAGATGTCCAAGATCGGTGGCTTCGGAGGCACCGGCTTCATGACCAAGGAGATCCTCCTTGACACCATGATGACGGCCTTCTGGGACGGTCCCGTGACTGAGCTCGATGGGTATCCGCTCGTATTCCCCGGCGACTACAGCCAGTGGACTCCGATCGGCCCTGGAGGCCTCAGAGGGGCTGCTCGGCTGCTCGGCTACGAGTATCCGGAGCATAACACCATCCGCCCTGCCAAGGCGCTGGAGACGATCCTCACGCTCACTGATATCCAAGGCGACGAGTGGCCGGAAGAATACGGCAAGCTCTACCCGACCGATATCCAATTCCAACTTTGCGAGTTCGACAAATACGAGCGGGTCCGTCTCGGTCAAGGTCGTCCTCGCTCCAAGTATCGGCCAAGGTAAAATGAAGATACTCATCACAGGTGGAGCCGGATACATCGGCTCTCATATCGCTCTGCTGGCCCTGATCCAAGGGCACCAAGTCCTGGTCTACGACAACATGTCGAACACCGGGTCTGGAACTGTCTCCTTCCTGGGCTCTCGAGGGGCGAACGTTGTCAACGGCGATGTTCTCAATCGCTCAATGATCACGGATGTGATGAAACGCTTCCGGCCGGACTTGGTCATCCATGCCGCTGGCCTGAAGGACGCTGCCGAATCTGAGGCCATCCCGTTCCAATACTACAAGACGAACGTCGACGGAACGCTGATGGTTCTCCAGGCGATGGAAGATGCCGGTCTTGACCGACTGGTTCTTTCATCGTCGGCGGCGGTCTACGGTGACACCAAGTTCCAGATCACCGAAAGCGCCGCTCTGAAGCCGTCCTCTGCTTATGGCAAGAGCAAGATGATGGCAGAAGATCTGGTCGCGGACTTCGCCCAGAGAGGAAGGAGTGGGATCATTCTCCGCTACTTCAACCCGGTGGCGTCGCATCCGCTGATCCCGCAGTATCGCTCGAACACCTTCATGTCGAATCTGACCGGGGCTGCTTCCGGACGGAACCGTGGGATCATCCTGTTCAACAACGGCGAGAACGTTCGCGACTTCATCCATGTGCTGGACCTCGCGGAACTTCACCTCCAGTTGGACCGCCTGTCGGGGCATCACGTTTTCAACGTCGGTTCCGGCAAGGGCTACAAGATCAAGGACATCGTCGGCCTGATGGAGAAGATCTCCAATCGGGATATCCCCAAGACGAACTGCGATCTCAAGAGGGTTGGCGATATCGAGGTCAGTGTCTCGAATACCCTCGGCATCGAGCAAGCGACTGGCTGGAAGGCCAAGCGCAATCTCGAGCAAATGTGCCGCGACGCGTGGGAAGTGGAAACTCTCCGCTTGTCATCTGAACGCTAAGGCGTTATACTGAACCCTATCAACTGGAGGTCACAATGAAGATCCTGATACCTTCACGGTCGCGACCGAAGACAATGGTCACGCCGTCATCCATCCCTTCGAAGTTCCACCGCGACATGACGATCTACGTCGCCGTCGAGCAGAAGGCTGACTATCAAGCTGCGAACCCGGCGCTCCAGATCAAGTCGGTCAGCACCCTGAACGATCTGCTCGGCAAGAAGCTGGAGCTCATGGCTCGGGACGCTTCGCCGGAAGATGATCTGGTGATGCTGTGCGACGACGACTTCGTGTTCTTCCGCCGCATCGATCCGTTCGAACCTCAGCTCCGGAAGATGGAAGAAGACGACTGGGACGATCTGATCCTGACCATCAAGGATCTGTTCGCCAAGAACGACAACCTCTACGGTGTCGGCGTCTCCATGCGTCAGGGCAACAACCGGCTCGAGTGGAACGGCAACGCGAACACTCGTCTCAACGGCTGCATCATCTACCGTCGCAGCATGTTCCTGGACGAGGCGATCATCCACGATCGCATGAATCCCATGAACGACTTCGACGTCAACCTTCAGCTGTTGCGCTCCGGCCGTGACAATCACCTGATCAGCGAGTTCTGCTACAATCAAGGCGGAACGAACGCTCCCGGTGGTTCGTCGGACTATCGCACCCTGGAGACCCAAGCGGCGTCGGCTCACAAGCTGGCGGAACTTCACCCCGGCTTCGTGAACATTCGCCAGAAGGCCAACAAGACCGGAGGCGAGTTCGGGAACCGCACCGAGGTCACGGTCTTCTGGAAGAAGGCTCGCCAGTCGGCCTCGTCGTAAGGGGTCGGCTATGCAGAATCCCGTTCAAACAGTCCTGGAGTCGCTGGCTCATGCCAATGCGAAGTCCGTCGATCCCAGGATGACATTCATCAACCTATTGACGGCGGCGGTTGTCGCTGGCAAGATCATCGGTCTCACTCCGCAGGAGATTCGGCGCAAGCTGAAAGAGGTCGAGCATCCGGCCAACACAATCCACAAGGACGTCGTGGAGAAACTCAAATGAAAGTGATCGCAGTTCGCAACGTCCAGGAGGCTCTGCCGAAGGGCATGTTCTACCTCCATCTGGAAGGTATCCGCCGCGAGTCTCGCGTCGGCGATGTTCTCGTTGCCAAGGGTCCGGTGACGACTGTCTACGAGAACCCGACTGAGCGTGTCCTCTTCTGGGCTCAACGGGATGCCAACCCATTCTTCCACTTCATGGAAGGTCTGTGGATGCTGGCCGGACGGAACGACGTCGCCTGGATTTCGCAGTTCAGCGCCAACATCGCTCAGTTCAGCGACGACGGCGAAACCTTCCACGGTCCCTACGGCTATCGCTGGATCAACCACTTCGTGAAGGAAGTGGAAGGTCGTGAAGAGGACGACAAGCTCTACGTCCCGTTCAATCAGCTCGAGGCAGTCGCCAAGATGCTGAAGAACAATCCCAACGAGCGTCGCTGCGTCGTTCAGATGTGGGACGCTGAAGCTGACCTCGGTCGTGTCGGCAAGGACGTCCCCTGCAACACGCAGATCTACTTCAAGATCGGCACCGACGGTCGTCTGAACATGACGGTCGCCAATCGCAGCAACGACATCATCTGGGGAGCCTACGGCGCGAACGCCGTTCACATGTCCATGCTCCAGGAGTTCATGGCCGCGTGGGTCGGTGTCCCTGTCGGCGTCTACTGGCAGGTCAGCAATGACTATCATGCCTACGTCGATGTCTTCGAGAAGCACCGTGGTCTGCTCCGCGAAACACCACCCGGTCCGTTCGAGATCGATCCGTATGAACACGGTCGCAAGGGCAAGGACGTCGTCGCTCCCTATCCGATGGTCAACGGTCCGATTGAGGACTGGATCTCGGACCTGATGATGTTCATGGACGAAGGTCCTGTTCCCGGAATGCGGGACAGCTTCTTCCGGAAGGTCGTCGGCCCGATCTGGAATGCGTGGTTCGCTTGGAAGGAGACCGAGGGCTCCAAGCGTCAGCGAGTCGAAGCCGCCCTCGTCCAGCTGAACTCCTGCAAGGCCAGCGACTGGAAGCTGGCTTGCGAGGAATGGCTGAACCGTCGCCTCGGAGGAGAATGACATGGAAAAGGCAGAGCTCGCAAGAAGGGTAGTCGAAACCCGAGCCGGTGGTCGCGTCGAGCGCTGCCATGCCGTCCCTCATCTGGGATCCTACAGCAACGCCTCCCATTCGTGGGGCGTTGCTATGCTCATGAATCATCTCTGGCCGGAGGACTTCCCCCGGCTGGCATTGGTCTGCCTGTCACATGATGTGCCTGAGCGGATCGTCGGCGATATCCCTGCTCCTCCGCTCCGCGTCGTTCCTGGGCTGAAGGACAGTATCGCCAAAGTCGAAGCTCTCGTCGCTCGTGGCATTGGCCTTCCGCTGGAACATGATCTGGCGGAAGATGACTATCGCAAGGTGAAAGCCTGCGACCACCTGGAGCTCTGGATCTGGAGCCATGAGCAACTCGCTCTCGGCAACAAGTTCGCCGAAGAGTGCATCATCGCCTTGGAAGAGACATGGGTTCACCGTCCGTTGCCCAGAGAGGCGATGGAGTTGAAAAATGCAATCGCAGAACGTGGCATCATGCCTGAGCGATCGCTGTCGGTCTTGGAGCGCTTGCTGTGAGCCACGACCGGGGATGCTTCTGCGGCAAGGAGCCATATGAATATGAAGACTGCCGTCGTGCCGATTGCGACCGTGGTATGAAAGCGAGGGGTGAAGTCGTGAACACTGAACACGTCAACGATCGGCAGGTAGGAGGGACGCACTATCGTTCCGAGTATCAGCATTGGGACTGGGCGATCGATATGTCGCTCGGTCCCATCGAGTATGCAGCGTCGAAATATATCTCGCGCTGGTGGAAGAAGCACGGCCCGATCAAAGGCATCGAAGATGTCGAGAAGGCGAAGCACTACGTCCAGAAGATCAAGGAAGCTCATGCCGAGGGCCGCTACCCGACAGGCTTCAGCAGACTGAAGGACGTCTCAATGTCGGCATACAAGACCATGGACTTCGGCAAGAAGAACGGCATGGACGAGCATGAATCCATGATCTGCTGGATGCTCGCTGGCTGGGAAACTCCGGACGCCCTGGACCAATGCCTTGCGGCGCTGGACTATATTATCAAGAACCCTCAGAAGGCCGCTGGCGGGCGGGGCGGCTAGGGGCTACCTTTGCCCCTGCCCTGCCCTTGGGGCGCTCTGAGCGCGGTCTGAGGGCGGCGGGGGCATAGCCTAGCACGGCCAGCCAAGGCCAGCGCCGTCTGACAGTCGCAATAAAGTCCTCAATCTGCACGAAAGGGTGCTCAAATGCTCGGAAAGCTGCTTGCCAACCTAATCTGGAGGATCGTTCCTCCTAAGAGACAGCCCGACTTCCTCATTGGGCCGGACCCGCAGGATCCCTATATGCGTCGCTGGTGGATTATCCCGAGGAACAAGTTCTTCAACATCTACCTGCATCACATGCGGCATGATGATGACGATCGCGCTCCTCACGATCATCCGTGGTGGTCGCTGTCACTCTGCCTCCAGGGCCACATCGAGGAACACGAGCTGATCCAGGAAGACAAGGAATTCACCGAATGGCTCGGTCCGGTCCTCGGGCAGAACATGCCACAGGAATTCCGCGTCAACAACATTCGCAAGGGCGACTGGAAGTGGCGGAGCAGCACCTATGCTCATTTCCTGAAGCTCCCTGACGGCGACGCCTGGACGCTCTTCATCACCGGCCCGAATGTCAGGACGTGGGGTTTCCACTGCCCGAAGGGCTGGCTGGAGTGGAAGAAGTTCGTCGATCCCACCGATCCTGGCAAGCCGGGTCGCGGTTGTGGGGAGCTCGAATAACGGCATGGCAACTCGCAAGAAACATAATCCCAGTTTAGGGGGAGCAGTCCAAATGAGCTTCTTCACTCCGGAGAGCTCCTGGCGAGCTCCTCCAGTTTCCTCCCTCCCTTCTTGGGCTGGTGCAAAACGAATTGCGCTTGACTGTGAGACAAAGGATCTCCAGTTACGTGACCTCGGTCCAGGCCCAAGGAGAGGAGGCTACACGACCGGATGGGGCTTCAAGATCGAAGGCGGTCCGAAGCACTATCTGCCGATTAGACACGAAGGTGGCGACAACCTCCCAGAGGAAGAAGTTCTGCGCTACCTTCGTGACCAGATCAAGAACTTCGACGGCGAGATCGTCGGCGCGAATCTGTCCTATGACGTTGACTACGCTGCCACTGACGGGATCGTCTTCCATCCGGACGTCAAGTTCCGTGATATCCAGATTGCAGATCCGCTCATCTATGAGCTTCACAAGTCCTACAGCCTGAAGAGCATCGGTGAACGATGGGGCGTCAAGGGCAAGGAGACCGACCTTCTGTTCGAGGCTGCTCGGTCCATGGGGCTGGACCCCGGTCAGGGAATGTGGCGGCTTCCTGCTCGCTACGTCGGCGAGTATGCCGAGAACGATGTGGACGCACCGTTGCTGATCTACGAGAAGCAACGACAAGTTCTGGACAAGGATGATCTCTGGCAGATCTACGATCTCGAGACAGCCCTGCTCCCAGTCCTCGTCCGTATGCGACAGCGAGGCGTTCGTATCGACTTCGAGAAGTTGCGGCAGATCGAGGAGCAAGCTCTCACTGAAGAGATCGAGCACCTTCGGTTCGTCAAGGACCAGACCGGGGTGAACGTCGCGGTTGGTGACGTCTGGAAAGCTCAGGCTCTCGCCCCGGCACTGGAGTCGCTCGGAGTGAAGCTCAGCAAGACGACCACTGGCGCTCCACAGATCGATGCGGACATGCTGGAAGGTCTCAACCACCCTGTCGCCAAAGCGATCTCCAATGCTCGCAAGGTGAACAAGATCCGCACCACCTTCGCAGCTTCCATTCGTCGCTATGAAGTCAACGGTCGCATCCATTGCTCGTTCCACCAGATCATCGCACAGTCCGATGACGAGCGAGACCAGAAGGGAGTTCGGTATGGACGGCTCAGCGCCACCGATCCGAACCTCCAGCAACAGTATTCCCCGGACCGTGTCCAAGCCGATGATCCGCAGATCATCCTGGAATGGCGGAAGATCTTCATCCCTGAGGAAGGGGCGATCTGGGGCGTCAACGACTACTCTCAGCAGGAACCTCGTTGGACGACTCACTTCGCTGCCGTCATGGATCTTCCCAAGGCAGCTGAGGCTGCGAAGCGGTATCGTGACGATCCGGACACTGACAACCACGACATGATGACTCGCCTGATCCATGGCGACGAGAACGTGAACAAGTGGTTCAAGGAAGAGCCGAAGCTCTACAAGGTGAATCGCGGCTACTCCAAGAACATCTTCCTTGGGCTCTGCTACGGAGAAGGTGGCGCGAAACTCTGCATCGACATCGGCAAGCCGACTCGCTGGTCTCTGGTCAAGGGATACGGTTCGTCCAAGGAAGTTTCATATTTCGAGAACAGGCATGAAGCGTGGAAAGCAAGAGCCGAAGCCGGTGAGGGTTTCATTCGCGAGGTCGCTGGTCTGGAGGGTCAAGAGATCCTGGACAACTTCGACGCGGAAGTTCCCTATGTTCGCAAGATCGCACAAAAAGCCTCCGAGCGAGCAGAGTCAGTCGGGTTCGTAAGAACCATCATGGGTCGTCGGCTGCACTTCGAGCAAAGGCCAGACGGAACCTACGACTGGACTCACAAGGCGCTGAACCGCGTCATCCAAGGTTCGTCTGCTGACCAGACGAAGAAGGCCGTTGTGGACCTCGACAGGGCTGGATACTTCCTTCAGCTACAGGTCCACGACGAAACCGACGGCAGCTATGGCTCGGTCGCCGAGGCGAAGGCTGCTGGCGATATCATGCGGACCTCTATCCTGGAAGTCTGCGAACCGCTCGTTCCGTTCAAGGTTGACACGGAATGTGGCCCATCATGGGGAGAAATCAAAGGTGTCTAAGATCTGGCGTCACAAGAAGACCGGTGGTCTCTATATCATCCTGCACCATGCGAAGATGCAGGTCGGAAGCTGGTTCCAGAAGGGCTGGGACGATGTCTACCAGACCGACACCTTCAGCAAGTCTGCTGACATGGAGGACGTCATCGTCTACCAGAGTCTGCAAGACGATATGATCTGGACCCGTCCGAAGGACGAGTTCCACGAGCGCTTCGAAAATCTCAACTCGGCCGAATATATCGGCGAGGGCAAGGTCGTCCTGTCTCACAGCGACGCATTTTAGAAAAGGAGAACCAATATGCAATCCAAGGATCTGGGTATCTGTGTCGTTCACGAATTCCATCAGGTGTTCGATTGTGCGATCGGCGATACCGACAACCCGACCGTTCCGGACTTCGTCGACCAGACGTCGCTCGGGGCTCTGTCCAGCTACCACATCGCGGCGGCTGAACTCGGCGAGCGGCTGAAGAAGTATGCTGCGTCCTCCAAGGAACGCGGCGACGAGGCCGGGGCGCTGCTTCTGATCCGCCTCCAGCTGATCCAGGAGGAACTGGCGGAACTGGCCGAGGCCATGCTCGGGCGGGACATCGTCGGCTGCTTCGACGCGCTGGTGGACATCTCGTATGTCACTGATGGAACCTACATCACTCTTGGGCTCCATGAGCGCAAGGAAGCTGGCCTCATCGAAGTCCATGGCTCGAACATGAGCAAGCTGGACGAGGAAGGTCGACCGATCATCAGTGACGCTGGTCGCGTGGTGAAGGGACCGAACTATCGGCCGCCGAACCTCGCCCCGATCGTCAATTCCACGAAGGGCTGAGCCATGACGATACTGAGTGCTCAATCGATCGAGAGGCTGTGCGTCGAATACGGGATGCTCAGCCCATTCGCCGACCGGACGCGGCACGAGGGTGTCACGTTCGGTCTCAGTGCGGCAGGGTATGATGTCCGTATCGAATTCGACCGTGACGGGTCGAAGACGGAACACCTACTGAGCCCAGGAGAGTTCATGCTGGCCTCGACGATTGAGCGCTTCAGGATGCCGAACAATCTCGTCGGGATTGTCCACGACAAGTCCACTTGGGCTCGCCGAGGAATTGCCGCGCAGAACACCGTCATCGAGCCGGGATGGGAGGGCTGGCTCACACTGGAGCTGACCAACCATGGAACGGAACCAGTCCTGTTGAAGCGAGGAATGGGGATCGCACAGATCCTGTTCCATCGTCTCGACGAGGTCACTGATCGTCCCTACGAAGGGAAATACCAGGACCAGGAGAGGGGACCAGTTGCCGCCAAGACCGACAATCAGCACTTGTCAAATGACCGTGCAGATGTTAAGGTGACAGCTCATGAGTGAGTCGGGGATGCGGCAAAATCTGGTCAAGGCGTTGAAGCCGCTCGACGCAGTCCCGATCGAAAATCATATGCGTTCGGGAACGCCGGACGTTCAATACATAGGGGGATGGATAGAGTGCAAGTGGCTCAAGACTTGGCCAATCTCGGCCGACACGCGCCCGGTGCGCTTTCCTCACCCTCTCACAAAGGAGCAGGGAATATGGCTGGCTCGGCGCTGGATGCGGGGCGGAACGACTCTCGTTTGCGCTCAGGTAGCGAGGGAGTGGTTCTTCTTCAGCGGGGAGACCGCGAAGGACACATTCGGGAATATGACTCGGCTGGAAATGCGGGCGAACGCTCTTCTGCATCTGCCAGCCGGACTGGACCAAGAAAGGTTAATCCAGTGGCTTCGTTCGATCTCGAGGGGATGACGGTCGGTGAGCGTCTGCTCATCGCTCGACGTCGCTCCAATGAATCACAGGAAACTGTCGCTCGCCAGCTTGGCCTGACGCGAAACGTCTATGGTCGGCTGGAGCGTGATGATGAGGATCTTCATTCTGGTATTTCACTCCCGGAACTAGGCGAACTGTCGCAGGAGGAAATCTGTGTCCTCCTTCGTCGGCGAGCTGGTTTGACTCAGGAAGAGTGTGCCGATAAGATCGGTGTCACGCGCTTCTGGTTCAACCAGATGGAGACCGGAAAGGTTTCCTGTGCCGATCTCGTCAAGTTCTGGGAGAACAGAGCATGAGGGGAAAGAGCGAAGCCTCAATTGAGTTCCTGAAGAAGTGGAACAAGAACGGTCCATGGGTGCTGACAGCCATCCAGACCGACAGGAAAGCGATTTCGACCGTAACCTTTCGGCCGGATCAAGGCAAAGAGCTCTTCGACTGGCTTGAGAAATACAACGGACACCGGAATATCTACTTCCACGTGAACTCTGTTGTCCGTGATCTCACGAGCAAGGCCCTCAAGGAAGACATGAAGTCAGCTGACTGGCTTCACATTGATATCGACCCGCAGCCGGGCGAGGATCTTCAGTTCGAGCGTGACCGCGCTCTTGGGCTCCTCACCGATAAGCTGCCGAGGGGTATCCCGAAGCCGACTGTCATCGTGTTCTCCGGTGGCGGATATCAGGGCTTTTGGCGTTTGTCTGAGTCTGTGAAGATCGATGGCGACGTCAAGAAGGCCGAGGACTTCGAACTCTACAACAAGCGGCTGGAGCAGATCTTCGGCGGCGACCATTGCCACAACGTCGATCGTATTATGCGACTTCCTGGCACGGTAAACGTTCCGGATGCCAAGAAGAAGAAAGCTGGCCGCACCGAGGAACTCGCGATCCTCATGGAGTTCAACGCAACCAGCTACAGCCTGTCCGAGTTCAAGAAAGCTCAGGCAGTCCAGATCGAAGGTGGCGCTGGTAATCAGGGCGGCGAGAGCGTCGGCGGATATACGATCACTGTTCCTGGCAACGTGGAGCGGATCACAGATCTCAGCGAACTGGACGAGTGGAATGTCCCGGACAGGGTGAAGGTGATCATCGCCCAAGGGAGGCACCCAGATCAGCCAAAAGAGGGAGACAACTCCCGTTCGGCGTGGCTGTTCGACTGCATCTGCCAGTTGTTCCGTTGTGGTGTCCCTGACGAAGTCGTTTACTCATTGATCACAGACCCGGACTGGGGCATCGCGGACAGCGTCCGTGAGAGCAAGAACTCCGAGCGGTATGCTATTCGGCAGATGACCCGCGCCAAGGAGCATGTGGACGATCCCAACCTTCGTATGATGAATGAGCGTCATGCAATCATCGGCAATCTCGGTGGCAAGTGCCGCGTGATCGAGGAAGTCGAAGATGAAATCATGAATAGGTCGCGTCTCACGATCTCGTCGTTCGAGGACCTTCGCAACCGATATTCGCATATGCAGGTCGAGGTCGGCCAGGATAAGGACGGAAAGGCGATCCGTATCCCACTCGGGAAATACTGGCTATCCCATCCTCGTCGCCGTCAGTTCGACTACATGCGGTTCATGCCTCAGGGTGACCGACCGGGCGTCTACAATCTCTGGCGTGGCTTCAGTGTTGAGCCGAAGCCCGGCGACTGCTCGCTCTACTTGGATCACATCAAGGCGAACGTGTGCAGCGGAAATGAACAGTATTTCGACTACTACGTGAAGTGGATGGCGAGGGCAGTTCAGTATCCAGCTTCACCGGGTGAAGTTGCGATCGTCATGCGCGGCGGCAAGGGTGTCGGCACATCCATCGTGGCGAAGATCTTCGGCAACCTGTTCGGTCGTCACTATCTCCATGTCGCCAACCCGAGCCATCTCGTCGGTAACTTCAACGCTCACCTTCGTGACGTCATCTGCCTGTTCGCTGACGAAGCGTTCTTCGCTGGTGACAAGCGGCATGAGTCGGTCCTCAAGATGCTGGTCACTGAAGACAGCATCCCGATCGAACAGAAGGGTGTGGACGTTGAGACATATCCGAACTATGTTCACCTGATGATGGCAGCGAACGATCCTCACATCATCCGTGCTTCTGGCGACGAACGGCGATACTTCGTGCTTGAGGTAGGCGACGGTCAGAAGCAGAACAAGAAGTTCTTCAGCGACATGATCAAGCAGATGAACAACGGCGGGCTGGAGGCTCTCCTGTTCCATCTGCAGAATGTGGACCTGACAGACTTCCAGGTTCGCGACGTTCCACAGACCGATGCGTTGCAGGAGCAGAAGCTGCTGTCCATGAGCATCGACGAGGAATGGTGGTATCGCAAGCTCCAGAACGGTCGTCTGCTCGACAGTGACAGCCGCTGGACCCGTGACTCACAGTGCGACGCAATCATCAGCGACTTCACTGCATACGCGGAGAAGTGGAAGTTCAACCGTCGCGGCAACGAAACAGCTCTTGGTCGGTTCCTATCCCGCGTCTGCCCTCACATCGATCGGACCCAGAAGCGTATCACGGTCGATGCTTACGACGAGGGGACAGGACGAACCATTCCGGTCAAGAAGCGGGTGTATTTCTATGACTTCGGTGGCTTGAAGAAGTGCCGCGAGGAATGGGAGAAGCTCCACGGGAAGGTCGTATGGGAGACTTCTCCTGACGAGGACGAGGGGCAGGATGAAGCTATCAAGGAGCCATTCTGATGGACTGGGAGTGGCCGCTCATCGCATACTTGACGGTCGGCATCCTCCTGAGTGAGGGGCTGATCTACAATGGCAAGAAGACCGGGACACCTGTCTCGGTCAAACACTACTTCGTCGCCCTCCTCTTGGGCCCGATCGCCGTGTGGCCTATACTGATTATCATGGCCCTTCGGAAGAAGCCAAAGTAAGACGCCTCAGATGGCCGCTGGCGGGCGGCAAGGGGTGGGCGGTATATGGTGCCACCCTAGCACGGGAACGGCTCTGAGGGCGCTCTGAGGCGGCTCCGAACAGCAAAGACCGGGCTAGGCTAGGGCGGCGGGCGGCTGACAGTTCGGGGTTTACAATCGAGCCTTTGTGACGTATCATAAAGGCATGAATATGGGAGATTCACATGAAGGTAATGCTCGCTGGACAGTTCGTTCCGGAAAAGATCGAGCCGATGTTGCCGATGTTCGGCCAGCCGAAGCTCGATGGCATCCGAGTATATGGTGAGGACGGACAAGCCTGGACGAGATCTCAGAAGCTCGTTCGTTCCGAGTGGGTGCAGAAGATCTTCGCCGACGCTGGTCCCATAATGAACGGCCTGGACGGCGAGATCATCGCGGGTGATCCGACTGCCAAGGACGCCTATCGCCGGACGAATTCCTCGGTGATGTCCTATGCGAAGCCTGACGATGTCACCCTTCACGTGTTCGACCATTGGGGACATGAGGGAAACTTCGAAGAGAGACTCTCGTATCTACAGTCTCTAAGTTTGCCTTCGTTCTGCACCATCGTGCCGACCAAGTTACTCCACACGCTGGAGGAGATCTCGCTGTATGAAGCTGAGCTCCTGGCCGCTGGACATGAAGGTGTCATTCTTCGTAATCCCCGAGGGTATTACAAAGAAGGCCGAGGGACGCCGACTGGCGGCGAACTCATCAAGCTGAAGCAGTTCAGCGACATGGAGGCCAGGATCACGGGCTTCGCTGAATTCATGCACAATGGCAACGAGGCTGGCATTGATGCGAACGGCTACATGGAGCGGTCGTCGCATAAAGAGAACCTCGTCCCGATGGACATGCTCGGCGCTCTGCTGGCCGAGGGCAACTGGCCTGATGGAACGCCATACAAGGTGAGGATCGGGACCGGCTTCGATATGTCACTTCGCAAGGAGATCTGGGACAATCAGATCGACTATCTCGGCAAACTGGTCAAGTTCAAATACTTCCCCGGCGGAGTGAAGGAAGCTCCGAGATTTCCCGTCTTCCTTGGGCTTCGTGACGCGGACGACTTATCTCCGGCAGAGCCCAAGAAGGAAGAGCCGAAGATGACTCAGGGTGAACTTTTCTAATTGGGAATGTTTGCACTTGGCTTTTGAACGCATCTGTGCCATCCTGACAATGCCAACAAAAGGAGGGCACTTCCATGACAGGACAGACCTTGCATTCCCTTGGCGAACTTGGGGATGCCATGAAGGGTAAGGAGAAGCGGACAGTCCACCGCAATCCTACCGAGACGAGCGAGCCCGTCTACGTGAAGAAGCTGGTCGCCATTCTCGGTGACAATGCTTCCGAGGCAGCGCGCCGTCTCGCAATGTCACCGGGTCACATCAGCGACGGCATTCGCCAGAACAGCATTCGCACGGTGACGGAACTGGCGGCTAAGGGCGTCGTAATGGAGATGGAGCATTCCAAGGCTCGGCCTCTGTTCTACTTCGTCGAGGTCCACAACGGCCAGAAGGACGTCCTTGACGCCTTCCTTCGCGGCATGAACCTGAAGGCGACGGTGCTGGGACCAATCATCTCGCTTTCGTGACGGACGGCTCGATCGACCTTCGGGCATTCACCACGTTCGGCTTCAACGCGAAGCCGAACACCACGAACCCAATCGGGTTCTTCGGCACCGGCCTCAAACTCGCGGTCGCT